CAGCTTCATTTTTTGACCTGCTCTTCATGCATTATGGGGTAAATCTTCACCCCCAGACGTCCACCAGGAACGAGCTGACCGCGCACAATATTGATTTCATCAAACTGCTCGTCGTCTATAAGTAGTCCGGCATGCGTCAGCGCATCCAGTGGTGCCTTCAGGATATTGTCCAGGTCGCGGCGGCGCTTATCCGGTGGCTCTGCAATAATCTTTATCGCTAGCCTTCCGGACAGGTTTAATTTCAGTCGCTGCTGGCGAACAATAAGTGCCACATCCCGGCGATAACGCTCACCGGCTTTTGATACAAAATATGTGCTGCCACGACGTCGCCAGTAGGTGTTCACCGTCGGTGGGTAAGGCAAAACAAACTCTATACGCATCAGTAACCTCTTTTACCCGAGCACGCCGGTTGCAAAGGCGTGATCAAGAAAACGAAAAATTAAATCAACCTGAGAACCATGCTTTTCTTCGAACGCCAGCAGATCCGCATGAAGTTCGTTGTGATGTTCCCGGCACAACGGTAGCGTGAAAATATCGTGGGCCTTTGTTCCCATCCCTCCCTGACCGTGACCAATCAGGTGATGGGGATCGTCGGCTGGCTTACCACAACACGCACACGGCTGTGTCTTTACCCAGCGCGTGTATTTCTTATTAACCCAACGGCGACGTTTAGGTCGTTTCATGAAAGATTCAGGAGACTCCGGATCAACGGCAATGCTGACCACCGTCTTTTCCTGTGGTGGGTTCTGTTGCTGGTGGGCGTGAGGCGGTAGCACAATATTTTTTGTGCGCTGCTTCAGTATGCTGGTGGCTGTCTGCTCTCCCGGTACGATGTCACTTTCGCGGTACGCCGAACGGATTTTTTCCGCACGTAACCCCAGAGAACGACGTAATACTGCCTCCGGTAGCGCGTCCGCTACCCGATTGCAGACCGCCCACCAGGATAATTCAGCTAGCGATAATTCCCGCTCCTGTGTGCCATTCATTGCGTGACGGATGACGTCAATCATCCATGCTGACAAGTTTTGTTGAGCAAGTTGCCCGAGTGATTCTGATGTCTGGTCGCGCAGCTGGTTGTCACAGTGCCAGCACAACACCATTGCGCCGGTACCGTAACGATGTATGACGGTTTCGCTGTGGTGATAGTCACCATGAGGCCACTGGCAGGATTTAACATGACGCAGGAGCCAGTCAGACAATGCGCCAGCGCCGCCAGCAGCACGAATCGCCCGCTCATCGCTGAAAAATGGCAGTAATGATTTATCTTCCACGAGCGGCTGGCGAACGGCAGGAACAGCTCCTGACGGCAGACTGCGCATGCTTTTCGGTTCCGGCTCCACCAGCACTCGAGGATTATGAAATACCTGCATGGATTCACGACCAGGCTTAAGGACCACCAGCCCGAGTTCCGGTACCAGAACAGGTCGAAGCAATACCCGCATGTTACCTCCAGATCCGTTGCTGTAATGTGCGGGACGGACGCGGCGGGCGTTCGGAATAAGGGAGCCTGACTGAAATTATCCAATGTCGGTAGTCGAGGCTAAGGGCTTTTTTAACCTCGCATCCGCGCCTGCGGTAACACTGAATCAGCCATTCGGCCTGTTCTTCAGTGCATGGATCATGCTGGAACCAGTCATATTTGAATGTATGAGAACGCCGCCCGTGCCTGCTGGCAAGGTCGGTATCAGAATTGTGATGTTTGGTATTGTGCGCCATCGGTTTTCTCTGCTGGCGCAGCAGGTGTCAGGTGTTCAGGCTGACGTGCGAATTGTAAACCAGGATGCTCAGAAAAAACAAAACCCGCCGAAGCGGGTTATGCCTAGTGAATTTTGCCTCTAAGAGTTCGGTAAGATTGTAGTGAAACAACATCACCACTTCCTGGCAGTTCATGAACCGCAGGAAGATCATCTCCTACTAACTCATAAAAAATGTCCACTTCTATATCCATTTCATCAGCTATACGCTGTGGGTCGTATCCTAACTCTTCAAATAAAAACGATAAAGCCCGACGGAATAACTCAGGACGCTCATGAGGGATTAGATAATCTTCTTTTTCATCAATAGCTTCCCCTTTCCGTTTCAACCCCATAAATGCAGTTCTGTACTGCTCATCAGTCAAAAGTCCTAATTGATGAGCCCTGTAAACAATGGCAGCCTTACTTACTTTCCATGTCAACTTAAATTGGCTTAGTCCCTGCCAATTTATCCTCCCCCCCACAGGTCTTGGAAAATATTTCGCCATCGACGTTCTGGGAAGCAACAGAGCAGAGGCAAAGCGGTTTGCCTGGGATTCAGTTAATCTATCCCCAGTAGAAATTCCTTCATGAAGAATCAAATGGGCAACCTCATGAGCAATATCAAAGCGTTGCCTACAAGGTGAATTTTTAGCTGTATTTCGAACAATAAAAGGCCTTCGTAGAGGAACAGACAGTGCATCTACTTCATCCGAAACGGAGTCAAATGAAGTAACAAACGCCCCAAGTTTCTCGGCAAGGCGAGTCATATTTTCAATTGGGCCAAAGCCTAAGCCCCACTCAATACGACATTTTTCTGCCGCTCGCTCGATATCTTCTTGTGTATGGACACGAAATTCAGGAAATCGAACAGGTGACAAATTAAGGTTATCTTCAAATACATCAATAAAACGACGATAAAACTCAGCCTTAGCGAGTGTTGATAGCTTCGTTGACATCCTTGTCGAGGCGCGTTTACGAAAATGTACAATCTCTTCATTAACAGGAGAATGTTCCTGCCCTTCGAAAAAGGCGGGCTTCACGCGCAAAACCTCGGCTAATTTATTTATAAGCTCTGGGGATGGAGTAGCTGAACCAGACTCCAGTCGCTGTACATACTGGCGTGTTTTTTCAACCTTCTCAGCAACCTGCTCCAGAGATAGCTCGTGATACAGACGAGCAAGTCTTAAATTAGTACCGTTAAACACATTTCACCCACTATTTGCTATTTTGTTTCTTTTCCTTCTCAGTCTTAGACGCACTGATAGGTTCTAGTTCGATAGGTACCGGTGCTGGAGGTACATCATCGACAGAGTTCAGCATAACAACACGGTCCGCACCATATGTCCAAGTTGACACGATCTCACCAAACACGTTATAGCCATTAAAAATGACTCTACCACCCTCGCCTTCAAATTCAGGCTTTTCAACCACAAAGCGATGCATAGTTGGAGTGGTCTCCTCTGACTCAAAGAGTCGATCAGCATCATTTCTTTTGAAAAAACCGCGTTTCTTGGGGTTATCTGCGTCATCAGTAAAGAAACGAATAGGGACATTCCCAATTGAAAACGTAAGATCCATGCCAGGATTAAGTAGTCTTAACCAGTCATATGTCTTTCGTATGCACATTTGTAGCAACGCCTGCCGCTGACGCCCAAATGTACAACCACCACGAGTGTAATTATCATCATAGGGCGATGACAATAACTCATGAGTAATATCCTGTATCCTGAGCAACTCCTCAGCTATAATGGTTAAACGATCCTCTGTTAACTCAGGAAAGAACTCCCAAGGGAATGGATGCTTCTGCATAGACACTTCTCCGCCTAATCCGTGCAAAAAACGACTTTTGTCAACCAAGATATTGGTGCATATTCATAATTTTGTCAACCAATAAAAAACCCGCCGAAGCGGGTTAAGTGCGGGTGCGTTGAGGATGCCTGACACATCAGAGGTGGCGAGGGATTTCTCCCCCGCCTGGTCTCTTACTCCTCAGGTTCGTAAGCTGTGAAGACAGCGACCTCCGTCTGGCCGGTTCGGATTCGTACCTCGCAGAGGTCTTTCCTCGTTACCAGTGCCGTCACTATGACGGTTAAACAGATGACGATCAGGGCGATTAACATCGCCTTTTGCTGCTTCATAGCCTGCTTCTCCTTGCCTTTCGGCACGTAAGAGGCTAACCTACATTTGTGAGACATAGATTGGGCCTCAGATTAATGTTAAGCGTCTTGCAGGACGCGTAATGTTAACTGGGGCTTTTCTCTATCTGCCTTTTGGTGTTCATGCCTGAGGCAGATAGCCTCAAGCACCCGCAGCAATTCTACTTAACTCTCCTTTTCCCGCAAACCGTTTTTATCCCCAGCGGCAAATCGAATACACCACCAGCGCCACCGCCATCGCAATTCCTACCGTAGTAAATGCCTCAGGCCAGGTCATCGATTCACCTCCTGCCCAATATTTTTAAGGTCATTTTCCGCATACAGTATTGCAGTCCTGGCTGCTCGCAACCGGGCTTTGGCGTTTTTCTCTTCACGTTCAAGTTTTGCCACAGCTTCACGAAGAGCATCCCGCTTTGCATAGAGTGATTTAATCTCTGACACGATGTTTTCACCGTTTCTCGCACGGTCGAGAACAAGTTCGAACGGTTCTAAAGCCAATCCGCATCGGTTGCAGGTAATCGTACGCTTCACTTCTGAAATTGTTGTACGGATATGCTGACAGTATTTTTGCTCGCCGCTTTTTCTGTCGGTTATCACAACGTTAAGGAGCCCTTCCTCCTCTGATTTTGGCTGCACCAGGGTGATAACATTGTCGCCTTCATTCATCAGTTCACCTCCTGCGGCGGCTCCGGTAGCAGTATCCAGTGGGTTACATTGCGGCTCTGCGTTTCGAAGAATTCCTCACCATTGCGGACGACATCAAAAAACTCACCGTCCCGATATTGCGCATAAAGAACGAATGCGCCATCACATAAAATAATTACGTGCTGACCATCTTTTGGCATTCGCTCACTACAGCTTATCCAACCATCTGGAGCTACCGGCGCTGACGGCGCTGCGTAAAGCGGTGTTATTTCTGCCCGAAAGTCACCTATTTCATGCAGTCGCACCCACCGTTCGACTTCTGCTTTGTCAGAATACAGAGCAGTGAACGTATTATATTCATTGTCAATTTGCGTGAAGGTTGCCTTCCACGCCACTGGCTCTGCTTCCAGTGACGCCAGTGCGATACGAAACACATTGGCAAGCAGGCTGTCTGAAGATTGGATATCGTGCGCCGGGTCGCTCAGGAAACCAGTGATGAATGATTTAATCTCCGCGTTTTCTCTGGTAATAGTGGTCATATCAGTTCTCCTTATACGGATTAATTTTATTGTGCAGTGTGTTGAACGACGCCCATACCACGTCGTTATACAATTCAATAACTGGCTCAATTATTTTCCCGATTGCCCAGACAAAAATTAGCGGGGATATCGGTATCATTAACACGATAAACAGAATGAGAAACAGGAATTCTGTTGTTCTACTCTTTCGTGGATATTTTTTTCTGAATAATGTGACCATTCATTACCGCCCTTTCGGGCGGCCTCCTGATGTTCTGAGGGTGTAGGAATCCCTCCGGTTAAGGATTAAATTTTATTTGCAACACTAAATTTAATTATTCAGGCGAGCGAATCTGTTCCGCACAATGCAACAATGCTTCTGTCACTTCCTTAAGCGTTACGGTATCGGCATCATCCAGTCCTGCAACTTTTGCGTGCCTGACAAACGCCGCGCGAAGTTCGTCAAACGCCACCGCCCGTACATCAGCCAGGAGAGCATCTGTAGCCGTGGTTTGCGGCATACCTCCGTCTCTTGCGCAGATATACGCATCAGATATTTCATCCTGCTCGCCATCAAACACGTAGCAACTCTGTGCGATAAATTTATTCAGCCCTGCATTCTCCGCCGCCAGCGCCACAAGATTAGCTTCCAGCTCTGCAATGCGTTTGCTTTGGGCTCCCCGTTCATCAAGCACTGCCAGCACGGTAGCCGGATTGGCTGCCGCTATGAATCGCTTATTGGCGCGATTATCTGGTCCTGAGCATGATGCTATGTAGTAATTTGCGTTCAGTCCGGCATCGGCAATTACCCCATAATCATCAGAACACCATTCGCCAGGGGTTGCATTTTCTGCCGCCATTCGCAGTGCCTGGTAATTAATGTTGCTCACTGGTTGCCTCCTGAAAAATAACTGCATGCCCCAGCTTCTCCGCCAGTGCCAGTTCTGCCTTAGCACCTGCTGACCGCTGCCAGCCTTTCAGCATGTAAATCGCATCCACACAACGAATCATTGCCATGCAAATATCCATATAGTGTGGCTGCGTCAGTCCGTCCGGAAGTACTGCTGGGTTTAAGACTGTATGCCCTTCCCGTTTCAGTTCCTCTTCCGCCTTGTGGAACGCCTCACGGTTGAAATTTTTATACCCGGTCATCGGACCGGCGATATAAACCCTCACCCTCACTCCATCACCTCCTGAAAATCTCCCTGATAGAACGCCAGTACACGCTGCATAACTTCACTCTTCCGGCACTCACGGCAAATTATGTTCTGGTGCCGGTCATAGGGTTGTGCTCCTGCCTTACCCTGTTTTTGTGCTGGTTTGCGGATAACCCTTGCTTTTCTTGCCGAACTTGCCAGCCATTCACGGTAAACCCTCTCTGAAAGGAATACCCCTTTTCCGCTGACAACATACACTTCGCCCTCGCTCACCAGCATCTTCAGGTACCGGCGAATGGAATCATGTGAAGCATATGTTGCCGATGCCAGTTGTGGCATTGTCATACGCCCGTTTTTACGCACAAGGTCAACGATATGACGCTGTAATCTTTCCCGCTGTTCTTCGGTATAAATAGTCCCCATAAACTCTCCTGAGAAAATAACTTCATAACCTCAAATCAACACTTACCCCCTGAAGCCCGGCGGAATTTCGGTATCCGGTTCAGAAATGTGATTCACGCAACGCTGTACAGGCGAACGCCCCAGACGAATAACCAGCTCATCCCATTTTTCGCGAAGCTTTGACGGGCTCATGACGTTTTTTACCCAGAATGGATCCCGCTGTACCCGACCAAACATTTCGCAAATTTGTCTGTGAGTTCTGCCATCCAGCATCCGCATTGTGCGCACATCATTGGCCCATGCAGTCCAGTTGGGTTCTTTCGGTCGCATGATTTCGCCATCATCGCTGGCAGCCTGCTCGTAAAGACTCACGATTCGTCCCCAGATCCACTGCGCACACGCCAAATCTTCCTGGCTGCCCCACTGGCGTTTTTTCGCACTGAACACAACCGCGTCAGGGTGTCGGGTTAAAAAATCCTGTTCAGCCGTCTGCGGGTCCGGTTGCGAAGCGTCCGGACGAAAAGATCTTTTATCTGACGGATCAGGTTTTAATACTGACGGATCGGGGCCAACCATCGCCCCCCTATCCGACTGTTTTTTATCAATGGTTGATCCATCAAAATTTGAGGGGTCAACCGTTGAGGGGGCAATATTTGACGGGTCATTTTTTGCCTGGCTAATTTTTCTTTTCGGTTTATATGCCTCACGCGCCGCCGCTGCTGCTGCTTCGAGTTTTTCCACATTAAGGCGGTAGATATTGCTTACATTACGCCCACCGACCTTACGTTCCTCCTTCGTCAGCCAGCCGTTCTTTTCCAGTTCCGCTATCGCAGCTTTAACCGTTGATTCACTCTTTGCCCCAATCTGACGACGAATGGTCTCCACTGCAGGCCATGACACACCTTCGTCATTGCTGTAATCTGCAAGGCGAGCCATTACTGCCACCCTGGATAAGATCATGCCGGTGAAGGCGCACCCTTCCCAGACAAGACCATGAAGCTTGCTGCTCATAAAAAACTCCGAACACCGTGCTTTTAGTGCATCACCAGGGCATTTCCCGCCGGACCACCACGATTCATCTGATTGAAACCAGCGATCGCCACTGCGACAAAATCATCAGCATCTCTCACCAGTCGTTCCCGCGTCTCCACCAGCTCCCGAAAATAGGCTGAACTGTGGCTGCGCATTCGGGCCACCAGCAGAGGTGGCATTGCTTTTTCGATCGCTGGTAACAACGCCTGAATTTTTTTAACCGCATCAGGGGTGTCTTTCTCCACCCAGCGGAAAATTTTCTGAGTATTGCGAGCCAGGGCTTCCGGATGGCTGTCGTCATACAGTTCCGGGAACGTCATACCCAGCTCAAAATAAGCCCGGGTTATTTCAGCTGCCGGAACTTTTTCACCATCCGGATGCGCCCAGGCATTCATCGCCATGCGGATGTGCTCATGCTTGATTTTCATGAATCACTCTTCCTTTCGCTCTGAGTGGTATCCTTCTTTTTGTAAAGCTCTGGGTTCAAAGATAATTTTCCCTTGGAGTATGCAGCAGCTTCCGCAGCTCTCCCTTTCGGAACTATTTCACCGGGGCGCTTACGCCACATGTAAATAGCTTCGCGGGTTATCCCATAAAAATCAGCGACCCTCTGAACAGAGCCAAAAAACTGAACAAGTTCATCAACTCGCATTTCACTCTCCTAAAATCTAAGTATTTTTAGATTACAGGATAATTTTTTTTAGGTCAATGCAATCTAAAATAATTTATATTCAACTCGCGGGAGAAAATGATGGAAAGCCTTGGCATCAGGCTTAAGAAACTCAGAAAAGATAAGGGACTCACCCAAGTAGAACTGGGTAAGCTTTCAGGCGTGACTGGGGTTACTATAGGGTACTGGGAGAAAGATCTAAACGAACCCGGCAGCAAAGCTCTAAGTAAGTTAGCCCAAGCATTAGGAACTACTGAGTCCTATCTCCTGTATGGAGTATCGTCTCCTGAACTATCTTTTGTGCAGAGCAATCCAGGCACCAAGATCCCCTACTTTTCGTGGGGTGACGCGATTTCTTTCCTAATCTTAGAAGGAGAGAAAACAATGGGAAATGTCGATAGGATCACCACATTCTTTGATGTAGTGGAAGGTGATTTTGCCGTTTCAATGCCTGATGACACTATGCATAACCCCTCAGGGTCGCCAAGTATCCCAGTTGGTGCCACTGTGATCCTAAGACCAGGAGAAAGTTATAAAAATGGCAGTATCGTCGCTGTAATAGTTCCAGATCCTCTTACAAATGAACCGTCTATGACTATAAAAAAATTAGTTATTGATGGAAAACTTGTGTATTTAAGCCCTCTCAATCCGCGCTATCAATCATCCTTGCTTACGCCAGAGTGTAAAATTGTTGCCGTAGCAAAAGGTGTACAGTTCAACCTATAACCCTGCCATGTTCTTGAACTTAAGGTCGGTTATGCCGACCTTTTTTTAAATTAATTTAGATTTTCCTTGACTATAAAACTAAATACTTTTAGATTTATTGCATACCAACCCACCCCGCCCCACAGAATGCAGGGCAATACTTCGAGTTACCAGGCAGTGGTCAGGGGTTAAGTAGCCAGCCCGAGGCGTAAGAACATGACGGCAGGGTTCAACTTTAACTATGCAGCAGGTTTTTGTTCCGCTACCCCGGCGTTAAGGGGAAATGAGGTCAGCATGGATACTATCGATCTTGGCAACAACGAATCTCTGGTATACGGCGTGTTTCCCAACCAGGACGGCACATTCACCGCGATGACGTATACCATAAGCAAAACGTTTAAAACCGAAAATGGTGCCCGTCGCTGGCTGGAAAGAAACTCAGGTGAGTGATATGGATTTCGACACAATCATGGAAAAGGCTTACGAAGAATACTTCGAAGGCCTTGCCGAAGGCGAAGAAGTCCTCAGCTTCAGCGAATTTGAACAGGCGCTTTCCAGTTCGGCAAAATCTAACGGCTGATAAGCGAAACAGCACCGCGAGGAATTCAGTATGCAGAAACGAGAACCCGTCATCATCGCGCCAGACTATACCGATGATGAACTTTATGAGTGGATGCGCCAGAAAATTAATGCAGCGCAGGATCTGAAATGGGCCAATGAAGCCAGGGCTAAGCAGGCTGAAAATCTGTCCGCTCTGGAGCAGGATATCGCCAGTCTGACAAAGGCAGCGGCATTAAGCGTTGCCAGAATGATTACATACCCGCGTTAATAGCTAACCAACGAGGCTAATAATGGAATTTAAAGATTTACCAAAAGAAATCCAGACAATTGCTGCAACGACACTCAGTGATAGCCTGGTGGAAATTGACCCGGCATCCGCTAAAAAAGAAACCATCGATAATATGGTTCGTAATGTGCGCAATGCTTTTTCTGGGTTATATGGTTCTGATAATCAAAAGCAGGAAAGCGATGTTAATGAACGGGTAATTTCTGTTTGCGTGAATGGCCATGTTCTTTCATCAATCAGAACAGAAACGGCAACTGCTTTTGATTATCTCTGCATGATTCAGAGTCTTGCTGATGTTCTGTTGAAATCAAAAGATTTAGAAAACGATGCAAATTTACAGGGGCGCACAATAGCACATCCATATGCACATACTTTAGGCTCTGCGGACGCTAAAAATAATACCCTGCAAGTTACTTTCGAGCATTCACCACAAGAGTCGAAAACAAAAAAAGACGATGCTGATAAAAATAATAACGATAAACCTGATTTGTTTATTATCAGCTCAAAGTTGCAGGAAGTAATGAAGAGCGAGCTTGAAAAACACAACGTCAAGCCCACTCCGGTATATTTACGATGGGTAATGAGAATTATTGACGCTTCTCTGCCATAAGCTTCTTATCCAGGAATGCCTCAAATTTATCGTAAATGACGTCAATCTCCCCCATTTGCTCGGTAGCAAGAGAAATGGCGTGAGATGGTGAAATGGACACCTGGCAATGGGCGTTAAAGGTTTCCACAGCCAGGCGCATAAGAAACATTATTTTTTCTTCTTGTGTCATAAATTTCACCCTCCTGAGGGTTGGTAATTAAGGAGTTCTCCGCGGGTCAGGTGGAGTGCGTGCGCCGGACACGGGTGAGCATCCGGCACTGACAGTTTACTGAAAGGATATATCCCTGAAAAGTCAGGGCATAACGCGAAAGCGCACGGCGAAGTTCGTCTCACTGTACGGTGTCGTTAAATTTAATTCGACCGTGCGCTTCCGGTTGTGGCACTCCGCGAAATGGCGCGGCGGTACGTATGGCGGGGTTATTCCTTCCCCCTGTTGAGGACACCGGGTTGTCAGGTTGACCATACGCCTGAGTGACAACCCCGCTGCAACAACCCATGTTGATTACCTTTTGGCGGCATCAGTTTCATTGCTGGCTGATGTCCGCCCTTTTTAAAGTGAATTTTGTGATGCGGTGAATGCGGCTCAGCGCACGCGGAACAGTTAAAAAAGTGATCGGTACTCCGTATTTGTTTTATGGAGTTGGTTTCCCTGTATTCCGGCGTTAATTGTTAACTGGTTAACGTCACCTGGAGGCACCAGGCACCGCATCACAAAATTCATTGTTGAGGACGCGATAATGGAAACGTTATTACCAAACGTCAATACGTCTGAAGGTTGTTTTGAAATTGGTGTCAGAATCAGTAACCCTGTATTTACTGAAGATGCCATTAATAAGAGAAAACACGAACGGGAGCTATTAAATCAAATATGCATTGTTTCAATGCTGGCCCGTTTACGCCTGATGCAAAAAGGACGCTGACAATGAATACAGCATTTGCACTCGTTCTGACAGTTTTTCTTAATACTGGCGAACCAGTCGATCTTGTTATTGGTATACATGACTCAATGAAAGAATGCATGGCTGCCGCAGCGGAACAGAAAATTCCCGGCAACTGTTATCCGGTTGATAAAGTTATTCGCATGGACAATAACGAAATCCCGGCAGGACTTAAAACAGCACCGTAATTAATATCCGGTTTCATTTTTATATGCCAGCAATGGCAGGGATTTGTTCACCCTTAAATCTGTAATGAGGTTAAAACAAAAAAAGTCTGCACCGCCTGCGGTCAGATCGGTGGCGGCAACTGCCCTGATTGTGGTGCGGTGATGGGCGACGCAACATGCCAGGAAACATTCGATGAAGAGAATCAGGTTGAAGTTCAGGAAAATGATCCGGAGGAAATGGAAGGCGCTGAACATCCACACAAGGAGAATGCTGGCAGCGCTCAGGACCACGCCAGCGATAATGAAACTGGCGAGACGGCAGATTCCTTAATTGCGGTGAACGGTCATCACGTTATCACATCCACCAGCAGAGTGTGGTACCACCTGATGATCGACCTTGAAACAATGGGAACCAACA